TGTATTAGACGCTCCTAAAAGTCCTTTTTGTAAGCCTCCAACTAATCCGCCTACTACTGCACTTCCTGTTGTTGTTGAATCTGCCATTTTTGTTTTTCCTCCCTTTTGTTTGTTTGATTATTATGAATTTAAAGTTTCACTTCTTTTGTAAATATAAAAAAATAAAAAAAAATAAATTTTTTCATACAACTGTATTTACGCAGTTGTAATTATTGCTATTGCATTTGCTCTAAGTTGTCTTACCTTAAGTCTTTGTGTTGCTGCTGCTGCGCTCATATCGTAAGCCGGTAACTCGAAATTTTCTACTGTTACTGGTCTTTTCTCTGCAATTACGTATGCCCACATTTTATCTGTAACATATGCGTATTTGCTGTAAGTTGAGCTTGGTGCTGCATTAGTTGAAAACTTAATTACATTCAATCCGTAGATTGTACCTAAAAATCCTCTGTCCAACATATCAGTATTACCAACTTTATTAGCCTCTACAAAAGTATCAATGTTTCTTAAATCATTTAGAACTTCCATACCTACAAACAAAGTTGTAGCTGTATAGTCTTCATCATCTAAATACTGCATTGCTCTTGTAATATTAGCTATAGTAATTGCTGCTCCACCTGTTACTGTATTAGAACCTAAATCTAAAGCGTCTTGTAAAATTAATCGTGTTTCATTCTCTGCGAATCTCTTTCCAAAAACCTTCAATGTATGAGCCATTAAATTCCACTTGCTATCTTCTAACATTTCTCGTGTAATTCTTAATGATACTCCATACTTAACTGGTTTTATATTAAATGAACTATAAGCTGATTGGTCTATTGGTACTTCTGCTCCTTCTGCAACAATCCTAACATCTGCTGTATTAGAGTTTACTGTATCAACATCAATACTTGAACCTGGAATTTCTCCTGGTCCAAAATACATAGCTGCTTCACTTCTTGGAATTAAATTCTTATCAACTTCTTCTACTAAAGTGTCATGAATTTTACGTGGAATCAAAAGTTGTCCTTCTGTTCCAATTCCTGTCTGAAGTAATTCTTGAATTGCTTTTAATTCTGCCATCTTAAATATTTAATGAAACAATAACAAATTCTCCTGTTGCTGCTCCTGCACTTAATGCTCTTCCAACTGAAACTGGATATGCTCCTGCTGCTTCTCCACCATATTTTATTAATGATGTTGAACCTAAAGGTAATACTGTTCCTGCACTTCCTGCTAACAATGGATTACCTGAAAAAATTGAACCAATTTTTGTTCCACTTAAACCTGGAAGCAAAAATGTTCCTCTTAATGCGCATGGACCATATGTTCCTGATGAAATGTCAGTTAATGCCAATCCGATTACTTCTGAACCAACTTGTGTTGCTACTGTATAACCTTCAATGTCGCCTGCTGTATATGTACTTGCTGATGAACCAACTACTCCTGTTGTACCTGAACCTCTTACCCAGTATCCACCAGATATATTTTCTCCAGCTTTTACAGTTATAATTCTTGGTGTTCCACCATCTAATATTCTTACAGCTCCGTCTGTATTACTATATGCTTCTCCTGCCATATTTGTTTCTTATCCTCCTTTTTCATTGTATTAATTTGCGTTTTCACTATGTGATTATGAAAAAATAAATAAGAAGATTTATTCAATCTTCTTATTTATCTAACTAAACGTTTTAGTTTTGTTTCTGAACTTTCAGCTGAATAGTCTCTATATAAGGCTAATCTTCCACTGTCTGCTCTTTCAACAACAACATTTGATGCTGGTGCTTTCTCTTCAGTTGTCTCTTCAGATACTTCACCTTTTGTCTCATCTGCCATTTCTTCTTTTTCCTCCGGTTTAGGTTCTTCTGTCTCTTCTACTTCTTCTTTAAGCTTTTTTCTTTCTACTAAAAGAGATTTTAGTTCTTCAACTTCTTTTCTCATTTCAGTAATTGCTGTAGTATCGACATTAACATTAATGTTTTGTACTTTCTCTTCAGCTACTTCTACTGGTACTTCTTCTTTTGCTTCTTCTTTTGCTTCTTCAGTTGGTGTTTCAATTGATACTTCTACTGATTCCTCTTCCATTGGTTTTTCTGTTTCCTCTGCCATTTTATCCTCCTTTTGATTTAATTGGTCTTTTAACATCATCTCTTTTAATTTAAATCCATGTGTTAAAGCTTGAGCGAAATCTGCTTGTTGGTCTCCTGGAACAGCTACAAAACTAATCTCTAATCCCATTAATCCCAACGCTTTCATACTACCATCTTCTTCTTCAATTAAATCTTCTACCTTTGCACCAATACTAACATTTTTAATTCTACCATCTTTAATTCTTTCTTGAATATCTTTATCCATAATTTTTGCTTCAAAAGGAATACTCCCTACACCATTAGTCTTTTGAAAAAATACATTCTCTGTTGTTCTACCAACAATATTTTTAACTTTATTATCATGGTCTAATAGAATTGGAACATCTCTAAAAGATGCTGCTGCTTTTTCTAATTCTTCTGCTACATATTTAACATTATTAAGTGTAGTAGTTTCATTTATAGCAACTCCTCTTATAATGAATGCATCATCACTGACTAAACTTTCTTCAATAGGTATATAGAATTCTAATAATCTCCAATCTTTACCTTTTTCTTTAAGACTAATTTTCTTTTTTATCATATTTGTTAATATATATTTGTTAATATATATTTAATTAAATATATTTTTATTTATAAATATTATTTAACAATTATATAATTAAGGAGAACTTAATCCAATAATTATTCCACCACTAATTAATAAATTAGAACCTGCTAAAGCTAATCCTGTATAGCCATCTGTTCCTGATATATTAAATGAATCAGATGCTTTTATTTTTCCTATTACTTCTAATTGTTCTGTTGGTCCGCTTGTTCCAATACCAATTTTTCCTTCTAAAAAATATGCTTGAACATAATTAGGACTATCAGCATAACCTCTCATTAAACAACCAATATTTCCTGCTGCATTATCTAACCAAAAAAACCCTCCATGCCCAGTAAATACTCCGTGCTCTATCCGGCTTATTCCGTCTCCTATCCACATTGTTGGAGAAGAACTACCTTCAATATTTAACATTCTAATACTATTTCCAATTAACGGAGAACCCACTTGTAATCTTCCATAAATACTTACACTTCCGGTCGCAAATATTTTATTTACATTTAATGAACCTATATTTGCATTTTCATAATTAAGTGTTGGATAAATATTTAAAATAGCATGTTCTTTTAAGTGTTCAGAAATCATATCCAACTACCAACATTTATAATTAAATCATCTGAATAAGTTAAAGTTTGAATATATGACCCAGTATCAATAAATTGAATAATACTACCAATTGCGCTACCTGTTACCCCAGTTGCTGTTCCTGATACAATATAAACAAATGAAAATTCTGGATTATTTCCTTCAGTTGGTAAAACTTCTGCATTAGTAAATGTTCCGCTAACTCCAATTGTTCCATCTGCATTAATAACCAATCCATATTGTGGTCCACTTGCTGAAATTATAACTTCTGGCATTATTCTTTTTTGTTTTTATTTAATATTTTTAATTCTGCTAATGTTAGCCATAATAAATAATTTGTTATAGATAAATGACCATAATCAAATGTCGGTTTCTTTAAATCTCTATCCTGAACTTGATTACCAATCATTTGCATATCATTCATAAAATCTTGTAAAGTTAATTGCCTTCTTATTTTTTCTACCATTTTAATTTAACCCCTCGTCTTTTAAATTTATATATTGTAAATGTTGCCTTTGTCTATGAGTACTTGCTCTTGCTCCTCGCCTTGTATGACCATCTTTATCTTCATCTTCTTCTAAATCTGCTCTTGTTCCTTGTAATTCATTTTCTGCTCCTTGCATTAATACTTGTTGAGCAGGAGCGGTTCCACTACCACTATAATCTTCCCAATCTCCAGTAACTACAATATCTTCTTGGTCTAATACATTATTTCCACTATTGCATTCATGAACAAAATCTGTAGTATCAAAACTTACTGAATATCTTTTTCCACAATTTGGACAAAACTTAATCGTCAATTTCTATTTCCTCCATTAATTTATTTTTTCTTTCAATTTCTTTATTATGAATTTTCATATAACACTTACCACAAATAATTTTACTTCCATATCCAATTAATGCCGCTTCTTCACAATTCTTTATTTCGCATTTCATATTGGTTTCTCCTTTTCATAACTTCTAATATAATGTTCAAATTCTTCTACATTATATTTTTGCTGTTTAAATTTTTCTATTTTATTTTTAAATGTTATAAATCTTTGTAATTGAAAATCTTCTTCTATAAAACATCTTGTATGTAGCACTGTTAAATATTCCCATTGTGTATCTGAAAGTTCTTCTAAATTCATGGTGTCATCTCTGGTACTTGTTCTTCAACTTTTATTTTATTACCTAATGCTAAACTACCAGCATCAGTTATACTATTAGTCCATAATCTTCCATCGTTAGTTCCTAAAGAATTATCAACCATGGCATAGTTAGTTCCATTTCCTGGACCACTACCAGTCAATTGTGCCATTATATTAACTCCACTACTGGAGCAACTGTACATCTACACATAGCATGCGCTGGTATTGGAGGAACGTTACCAATTTTAAATATTTGGTCATTTAAATCTTCACAGATTGGACATGTTCTTTCACCAAAGCTTGCAACCCATCTAATTTTTTTAATATTATTATCTTTATATTGTTCTATTGCTCCCATATTAGCTAATCTTGTAACTTCAGTTCTTGCAATTCCAACACTTCTCTTTTCTGCCGACCTTTGCAATATCGGAAGTCCTGCTTTACCGAGTTTTAATTTTCCGTTCTCCATCTTATATAAGTCTGGTATTCCAACCTTCTTATCAATATTTTTAGCAATGTCTTTTATTCCTTGTCCTTCTTTAAACCCAGTTTCAAATACTTTCTTTAAACTTCCAACCTGAGCTTCTGATAAATATCCTGCTTGCTCTTCAATAGCATTTGCAGCTGAAAGATTTATAAATTCATCTGCTTTAATTACTCCGAGAATGCTTCCTAAATATTTTTTATAATTAAAATTTAACCATTCAGAAACATCATTTAAATCTTCCCAACTCTCTATACAATGTGGACATATTGTATCAAATTCATAATAATGTCTATTGTCTTTTACTTTTTTTATTTTTTTTTTAACTTCTTTTAATGGAATTATTCCTTTTGCTTGAGGTTTAGGCTGTTTAGGTTGCTGAGCCTTTGGCAATACCTTTTGAGGAATCTTTTGATTTTGACCAGGAACTATTGGTTGAGGTGTTTCTAATTCTCTCTTTCTTATCTCTTCTCCTTCTACTTTTAATTCAGTCCATTTATCTACATCTAGTTTTAATAGATTAATCAATTCATCTTCTAATATATTTTTCATTTCAAAAGATGTAGTTGGAGACTTTATAATCTCACTAATTAAAGTCATTCTTCCTTCAACTGCTAATGATGATGCTGTTCCCCATTGAAACTCAACATGAACATCTAATCCGTTTGCTTTAAGAACTCTTTTAAATATTTGTTGTTCAACAATCTTTTCTGCTTCAGCTTGTATAGATTGTATTCTTCTTTGAAAACTATCCATTCTAACTTTAGACATTCCTTCTGGTATATTAGCCATACCCATTAATTCTGGAGGTATTTGAAAGATATACATTAATTGTTGTACATCATGTTGTAACATAACATCAAACTTCTCTCCAATATTTCCGTAATCAATTACTTTAAAGTTTGTAAGAATATCTGTTGCCCATTCTGTTTTATTAGACAAGTTTTCTAAGTCTTTTCCAATCTTAGCAACATCTGCTGGCTTAGGAATTATCTTTGTATCTCCATTAATATAACCCATTTGAGCATGTATAGGAGAATTTGCTTTTCGCTTCATTAAGAAATGTGAATCTTTACCAATCTGCAACATATTATTAATATCTACTAATGCTGGATATCCAATACCTAACCCGTATGCACAATCTCCAATTTTATTAAACGGAAAAAACGCTATTTGATATGGTTCAAACGGTATAAGCTTATTTTTATCAACTATATTATACTTACCTTTATATTGATTATATCCTTTTATTTTTCCAAGCTTATTTCGATTAACATACATATTATTTGCATTAAGAACTTTTAATCCTTCAATTCCTTTTTTAACATTTCCGCCAATTTCTATAAATCCATTTCCTTTTACTAATGTTTCTTTTATCCAATCTCTTAATATCTTATCTAAATTAACATCAACCATAAACTTCTCTATAAGTTCTTTTGCTCTATCATCTTTACATTCAATATAAAATCCTGGTCCAACAATATAATCAATATACTTATCAACCACTGCTGTAAAGAACCCAAACTTTTTATATAGATTTTCTAATGTCTTAAAATCAAATGGATGCTCTTCGCCTAATTCTTCTGGAAACGTAACTTTACTATTTTCTACTTCTCCTTTAAATTGTTCTAATAGATTTATAGTTCCTTTATCTGAAAATACTAATGATGGTGAATATTCTTGTATTTCTTTCTCTGTTGTTTGTTTATTGAATGGCCACATTTTAATTTCCCCACATTTTAGAGTATCCGTATGGTCCCATTCCTGCAATTAACGATGCTCCTGGAACATTTAATATTCCTGTAATCCACCCTATAACCATTGGACCAAAAATAAGTAACATTCTAATTGCAAAATAACCCATCATTCCAATACTAAGCCATTTAACAATTGCATGTCTTTTTATCCAATCTGCCGACCTATTAAAGAACCCTGTTTTTTCTTTTATTTTTTTTGGTTTTTCTAATTTTTTTATTTCTTTTAATACATTTTTTCTAAGTTCAGGCATTAATTCATATGTAATATCTTCTTTTAAATTTTTTCTTAATTTTTTTATTTCTTTATTTCTTTCTAATTTTTGTTTTCTTATTTCTTTTTGTTTTTTAATTTTTGCTAATTCTTTTAATGCTCTATCTCTTTCTACTTCTGCTTTAATTTCGTTTTTAAACTTATTTTTTGCTTGTTCTTGCTTCTTTCTTTGTTTCTTTTCAATCTTTTGTAAATTTATTTGTTCCATTTTATTCAGTTTTTGGTGCAAACATCATTCCACTGCCTCCACCGCCCCCTCCACCATATGTGCTCATGTCAGAAAAAAGGTCTTGATAATCTTGATTAAAATCTCCGTTTAAAAATTCATCAATCCATGGGTCAGTAACATCCATCGAGACATTAGCATTGTATAAATCAAGGAATGTTAATCCACTA